TTACCGACTATGTATTTCATAGCGGGGAGACCGCTTCGAATCTCCCTCTATATCTTTCGATATAGTTTAGACTGTCGCTTCAAGGCGTACAGATTTACTTCTGCCACGCTTGCCCCAGGGTTCAGTCGTTGCTGGCGATGCTACACCATTCATTTCGCGCATCTTTGTCCAATATTCATGACGGTTATTTTCTATTTCTTCCGTCACAGGATTTTTAGCAGAACACGAAATGAAGGTATCTATATACTGCATTAATAATATTGCTTGTTGTTTCTTTATCATTAAATATGGAGTCATAATTTCCAAGAACTTTCGAACATCAGGTTTATTTGTTAATCGATATCGATACATTGGCCTTTTGTTTTGATATGACTTCTCTTTAACAACTTTTCCGATTTTTAAAGTATCGACAATAAAGTCTAATGCTTCATGTTCAATCATACCAACACGCACACTAGGATAATAATTAGGGTATTTCCTATTTTGCTGTTTCATGAAACTTGCATGACACGCTTTAACTAACATTATCGATCCTTCACCATCTATTATTCCCGCAATATATGCTAACTTTGCATCTTCCATCGGGTTTCCTTGTATGTTATGGGTTTATATTATCCGTATAAACAGTATAACATATTTAGGGGTTCCCGTAAATTACCCGGAGTTTTACTACGGCCAATGTTAAGCCAAACCGTAAAAATCCATACGTGCATCAATATCAACCGCAGTCAATTCGGTAGGAGGCGGTGTTATTCCGCTGTTTCCTAGGGGCACTAATGACACAGGGAGTGCATTATATCTGCGCATACGAAGAATTCTTCCACCTTTGGAAGGCATTCTTTTAAGCATCGCAGGAATCTTGTGGATCATGTTCGGCGTAGGAACGGCGAGTAGCTTATAGCTAAAACTCTGCTGAACCGGAGCCGCCAAGATCGACGTTGTTGTTGTATTATTCATTGAGATCCTTAAGAGTAAAACGATAATTTACGCTTAAAGTCGGACGACACTTCGTTTACAGTCCTTGGTTGGCGAGACCCGATACGGCCTAAAGGTTTGAGTTGCCGAAACTCTATACGGGCGTTATTATTATAAATCGAATTGGAGAAGTAAAGCAAGGGAAGTATATGGCTATACAAAAAAATTATATGTCAATGAACAAAGAATTGTCATTGCTCGGATTATATATGTGCTATAGATGTAATGAAACTGAATGCTTATCGAAATGCAGAAGTAGTGATAATCAGAAGATGAGAAATATTTACATATGTTCTAATTGTGCAGCAAATGTAGATGACTCTATGTATAAAGCAAAAGAAAAAGCCCTTAAATCCTGATATTTAGTATATAATAAGAGATTAATGGCAATTTAATGGCAATAAGACGAAGACCCTACCTAGAATCGAACCATATATGAAAAAAGAATTCGAAGATTATTTATGGGAAAGAATTCCTATGCCCGGAAGTAATGCTACTACAAATGTTCGGCTAGTTATAAAAGAAATGATCCAAAAACAAATGATACAATCATATAAACAAGCATTATGTACTCTTGAAAAGTGGTCACGCAAAGGCCTATATGATTATGGGGTATGTTTAGATCTTGGTTGGAAAACTATAAAATAATCCCCGCCGTGTCGTTAATACGGATCTTCTGCACTACTATTGCAGGCTTTACTTTAAGCTACAGGGAATATTATTTCAGGTCGTGACATTTTGTCACAGGTTGGCAGCCCCTGTTGGACTCGAACCAACATATTTGCGGTTAAATGGCAACGGCATTACCCAACGCCTAAGGGGCCTATATTTAACTCTTATCGTATCTTTTCATTTTTAAAGTACGATCGCTTAATTTCCCTGGAGGGAAATTTTTTGCCAAGTTTATAATAAAATTCGGTGTTTTTGTATTCAATAAAATAGGACAAAAATGTTCTCTTAATAAACTCGATCTGCAAAAAATCCACCAACCAAGTTCACGAATTTCATCAGGCGTTCGCTTATGGCTCTTTTTGCAACAAAAACAAATACTAGGATGCCATTTTTCTGCACGCTTACGATCTAATCTTAGACCATCTATATATTTTTTTTTCCATATTATAGGCATATATTACCCATTCTTTATAACCGTTCTTCATGTTTTTATAATAACATATTATGACAAAGTGTCATAGGTTGGCAGCCCTGCATGGAATCGAACCATGATCTTTGCCGTGAAAGGGCAACGAATCTACCAATATTCTACAGGGCCTTATCTTTAACGCAATTTTCACACGTACAATTTACTGAATGTCTTAAGCCTGCTTTCCATTTATTTATTTTTTCAGGAGACCATCGATGTGATGCGGATGATATTAATGTATCACAATCTACATGTATGCAATCTTTTACACATTTTTGTTCAGTTTCTTTAAATACCAAATGTTTTTCGTTATCATTCATGTTAATAGGTCCTTATTATTCTGTATCTCTATTATTTTAGATCTTATGTTTAACCAATGATCAATACATTCTATATTTTTAGAAGTAAAATAACGATCATTTTTATCTATTAAATCAAACAAGAGAGTAAATAATAATATAATTTCATCTTTAGAAATATCCGGTTGCTTCCGCAATGAAATCAATTTTTTAACAAATTCATCTTGGGCATCCAACGCGATAGTTGCTGCTTTTTGTACTTCAGTTTTTTGCATTATTTCTCGCTACTTTTAGTTCTTCTTATCGTATAAATTGCTAATTCTCTTCGTATGTTTTTCCATTGTTCAGGAGAAAGAGCAGGGGATCTAGTTAAAGTAATCAAAAGAGGCGGTTCTGATGCTATTTCAAAAAACATGAACAATATGAAACAACACATCATTATTTCGTTCCTTATTTCAATAACTATCTATTTTTGATAGCTTCTTGCATCTCTTTCCAAAGCGTATCTTTTTGCTCTTGGCTCAAACCCCGTTGAAATGCATTTGCTTTGCCCAGAGCGCTATCTTGTTTATTGTAAAGCGTATTGGTATTGCGCGGTTTATACTGATTTTCTTCGAACATTTCATCTTCTTCGGTAGGCATCGCCTCTTCACGCGGTTGTTTTGCCTTTATTATTTTATACGCAGATATAGCTTTTGCATACATATCAGAAGTAGAATCAAGTGTATAAGCAAGTTCAGGATCTTCTTTTGCAAGTTTTTCAAGCGACTTACTATTTACTATATCATCAAAATCAGGACATTTGCTCTTTACACGAAGCTCTAATGTTTGTTGTTCAAGTTGTTGTTTGATTTGTTTAAGATGTCTTTGCTCAACGAGCTCATCGTCTCCAACTCGCGATTCTAATTGCTTTCTGAGGTCATCTGCTTCTCGTTTGTAGCGCTCGTTTTCCTCACGCATACGCTTCCAGTTAACATTCTCATTAGGCTGCTGCTGAGCTTCTTGAATAGGCGCTTGGGGTGCATCTTGTGCCGAGGATGTAGCTTCAGCATTTTGATCATAGTGAGTAATCTGTTGTGAATCATTGAGAAAATCTCCAACCATATAAACTCCTTAAACTTGTAATAACGGCGAATCAGGCATTTCACCGTTTAATTTTTTAGCTTTAGTTAATAACGTACCGTTATAAAAATCCAATACATAATCGCGAAGTGCACGCTCTTCCGGCACTATCTCGATCGCATTGTAGTAGAGCATATCTGCAATATCTTTCGCAGGAATAACCCATAAAATAGAGAATGTTTCATTCTCGAATTGATAAACCGCTTGATCCCAATCCGGCGTCGGGCATGTTTTTCGATGCAAATAATAACTTCTAAGTACGTTCTGCATAAGACGTTCTTTTTTGGTTATTACAATTACATAAAAAGTTCCTTGATAATACTTCTTTCCATGCATGGCGCATTTAATGACTTCATCGCAATAATCTTTCATCAGTTCGCGTTGAAGTTCTATCGGGTCTCGGGATTCGGGCGCTTTTGTCGAAAGCTCTAAGGAAGCTTCACCGACTTTCTTTTTCTTTTCTTTCACAGCTCTCCTTATTAATGATTTCTAGATATACCACGTATTTATACAAAAGAAAACGGTCGGGTAGGTCCGACCGTCGTAGGAATAAGATGTATTTGAGAGCAGAGTAAATACACTTATTTATTTTTCAGTTTCTTTCGACTAACTGAAAGACTGATAGCGATAGCTTGTTTAGGATTCGTTACAACAGGGCCTTTTTTAGAGCCTGAATGTAATTTACCTTCTTTAAATTCATGCATCTCTTCTTCTACGATATTGCGCATCCGTTTTTTACGCTCATCTTTAGCAGGTGCGCGTTTAACAACATCAGAAGATTTTTTATTTTTATCTTTAGGTTTTTTGTGTGACTTCATTCTTCTCGTCCTTCTCGCTCTTCATGTCTTTTTTTGAGCATAGGAAATTTTTTATAGACTGCACGACGAATACCCTCAGGGTTGGGAGCAAAATGAGCACGAGCCAAAGCATTGCGAGCATGGGCGATATCATTGATAGGAAAACTATATTTCGCTGCTCCACCTGATTTTCCTGCAAAGCTTTTCGGCGAAACATTTTTATACTTACCCGCGCTTGAGGAGCCCGGCTTTTCGCGCATTTTCTCTTCGACACCACGCTTAACTTTAACACCTTTAGCGACCGTTACCTTTTTTTCTCTTTTCTTTTCAGCCATGTTTCAACCTTATGTAATCCGTTTTTCGACCGGATTTATCGAGCAATATAAGTATCTTGATAGTCCAAAATTTTCTTGATCTTTTCTTGATGTGCCGTTTCTTTGTCTTCATAATTATCAGGTTTTCCTAATATCTTGAAGGCAATCTTTTCCAGCTTCTTACTCATTCTTGGCATAGCGGGCATTAATTACTCCTTGACATGTGACCATGATTGAAATTGTTTTATACTCCAAATTGCCTTTTTTTATATCCTCCGTCAACAATAAAGTAAACGGAGGACACTATTAAATGAGGAGCTTAGTATTTAGTTCTGCTATGGAATCGTTGTGCGCCCGACATATCTTCATTCATTTGATCATCAATACCTTTGGCATTATCAGAGTTTGCCATAAGTTGTTCATCAGGGTAATGATAAACTTTCGGATACGGCTTCATGATTACCATTTGAGGCATATGCGCCATTTCATGCATGCCGCCGCGCTCAACAATCATCGATCCGTCATCAGAGTTCATCTCATTAGTTTGAGATTTACCTGCATATTCTTCACGATCACGGTAATGCTCAGAACTTCTCATATGATGACGACTTTCATGATGAGATTCGTGTTCACGTTTAGGATGACCGTGATAACGTTTTTCTTTTTTCATCTTTTCTCCTTGCCTTTACGGCTGTAGAAACTGTCCCACCGATGGGAGACAAAGTTAAATAATACTTCTATCTACGCGACCCCTGTCGGCAATTGAGATCCTAACGACCCTTGAGGAATTTCAGGAGTCTCAGGCGCTTGCTGAGGTTGCACGGGCGATAAGTTAGGCTGAGGAACTTGCAATCCGGGTTCAACAGGCTTCTTCTCTTCCGCTTCTTTAACCATCCTACCAAGGGTGATCAGTTTTTCCAAAGAAGCTATATCTATGGATTCAATTTCTTTTAGAGCTTTTGTAAGATCAAGTAATCCGGACATTTCATCACGAGACGCTTGTGCTTTTCTTTCAAGAGCAAGCGCTTGGTTTTCATTAACGCGAGAGATGCGCTCTATTCCGAGTGATTCATTAGCCGATGCCGTAGAGTTTGCCAGATTGATTTCAGCTTGTTGCAACTGGATTTGTTGTTGAAGTTGGGCTTGAGCCAACTGCGATTGTTGTTGTTCTTGTTGGGCAATAGCTTTAACCAATTCATTCTTCTTTTGTAAAGTTGAAGCTTCAAGCAAAGCGGCAGGCGGAATAGGTACACCGGCTTCTCGCAATTGCAACATTTGGGCGAACTGCATTTGCTTCTGTGTTGTTGTATTATAACCTTCTTCAATAGCACAATCATAGCGGCCGAACGTTTTATCATAGAATTGTTTTGACGGTTCTTTATTCAAAATCCGTTTTACCTTCCCGGGAGTAAAGTTATTCTGTATTATTTGCACCAATATCTTGCCCAGCAACTTCTGTGAATGATCAAGTTGATCAAAGAGTTTTTGTAGTGTCGTAAGACCGGCACCTTGACGCATCATTGCAAGAACGCCCGCCTTATCATCAACTGCAGAACCGAGAAGCTCTTCGTTGACACCTGATATCTGTGATATCTCTTCACCTAAAAGCTGAGAAAGCTGGATCATAGAAGGAGGAATATCTGCCGGCAGAATCTTTTCAACGTCGCTCATTTGAGCTTCTTCTTTGATTACAAACGGTTTACCCTGGCCCGAAAGGAATGCATCATCAAAGTTAACAAGCGCATTTTCTTTGAGCTTCCAACCGGAATTGATCTGCGATTCCATTATGTCTAATTCAATGATCTTGCGTCTGTTATAAAGATATTGTGAATCACGTAGACCGCGTACCATTCCCTGGATACGCCAGTTATAATATGGAATCTCAGGATAATAGTAAGCAAACACAGGAACAAACGGATATGCATCAATACCGAGCGGTTGCGGACCGTCATAGAGCACTTTGCCGTTTACAACAATAGCCAATTTAACAGTCGGAACTTCTTGTTTAATAACTTTTATTTGCGGATATTGAAATAGGAATAACTTAAGATCTTCTTCGCTCTTACCTTTCCATTCGATTGATTCACCGGTAACAGTATCAATAAGAAGGCGCTGATTGCGATAATCTTTGTAGTAGAATTCATCATATGTCAAAAGATTGGTTTGACCGTAGTTATAAGATTCAGGCATAAACTGGAACTTACCGTCCCGGTTATCATTTCCATACATGCCGATAATCTCATCTGATTTTGCAGGAAGTAATGATATTGCTTCACGCTTAGAGATGTACGAACGTTTCCAAACGCCGTTACAATCAGACATATCAGGATTTCTAAAAAATGGATCGCACATAAAAGTATTATATGCATGCTCGGAGACACGAATATTTCCGTTTATCGGATCGGCGCGATAATCCATCCAGACTTGCATGAGGCTCATACCCGAAACAAGAGCACCGTTGAATGCGCGCGATATGGTATCGCCGATATTTTCTTGTCTATCGAGCCACATCATCATTTCAGTAAATTGATCGGCCGTATCTTGATCAGCATTCTCTATAGGAATCACCGCCGTTGATTTCCTATTCCGGCGCTGATAGCCGCTGACCATATCCACAACACGGCGAATACGATTAAAGTTGAATGATCGGTTGGAGGAAAAGGGTAAGTTCCCGTATATTTCATTCCATAACGATTGATCGCCTGCATAAAATCGATAATCAGTATCAGCTTCACCCCAATAAGCGAGGTTTATGGTTAAAGCTTGGTTATAAAAAGTTTCCATCCTTAAGAGGATATCTTTGTCTTTTTCGTCAAAATATGACGGCCCCAGATTAGGAAACAGCATCGGCTCTCCTTTTAGATTATGTTTCTTCCTTCGTGATAAAGCGCCGTTTTATTTCATTAACATGCTTGAGAATATCTCGTTTGTGTACTTTGAATTTTTCAAGCGCTTCCCAAAGTGCAACTTCGAACAAGGTTTCATCTTCTATATAAGCTACTACGTACATAAGACTTTTTGCTAAAAAATATTCACGTACGTAATAATCATAGGGAACTATTTGATATTCCATATTTTATCCTCACAGTTTGTGTTCTTCATAAGGGCAACAATGATTATTGGGGTTATTCAGGCAGTAATCTTTGTCATGATTCTCAAGATGATATGCCCAGAATTTTGAATCTTTGTTATAACATCGTTTCAAAGGACAATCATAGGCTTTACATGCATAAAAACAATCTTCACAAGATAGCTTATCTTTTATCAGATAGCGAAATCCCATAATCTTTTTTTCACAGGTAAAACATGTCGGGCACTCACTTAGTAATTGCTTAAAACAAGTAGCGCACAATGTTTTCCCGTCAATAACTATGGAAGTTGCTGCTTCTCCCTTACAAACAGTACATACCATAACAATTCCTAAAATTTGGGTTGCATAAACTCTTTAGGCAAATCGGCCCCGTAAAGTTTCTCTTTATATTTACGATCTATATCTTCTTGCGTTATGCTATCTTTTAGCTTAGGCAAACTTATTGCCAGGTATCGCATCGCATCCGCCCAGTGACTTGAAGCATCATGAAGCGGGTGCGGTTTATAAACTTTTCGCTTAGCATCCCATTCTTGTCGATAATTTTCAAGCGCTTTAATTAATCCGCCTGCATGTTGTTGGTCAATCCACAAACGCCCAAATACCGTACGCACTTGCTCGATACCGTCCATGATAGATAAGGATGGGGCTATCGTAAACTTTATCCCAAGATGTCGCGCTTTATCGATGCGTGTCATACCCGAACCGAACTCTTTGACGGCTATATCATGCGGAGCAATATGGCGTCCGTATGTATACGGTTTTTCTGAAAGGATGTGGGCATAATGTTCAAGGCCCTGTTTGGCATTCTCATAGCAATCAATAATACGAATAGTTTGGCCGATCTGCTGAAAGAAGATGATGGTAGTTGCATCACGCACGCCGATATCCCAAGCTGTATGTACTTGAAAAGAAGGTTCCCAGGGAACAACGCTTATTCGATGTTCAAGTCGTAGCTTATCGATATATTTGGCATAGTATGAACCCTCAACGCCCATATCGAATGAGCAATAGTATTCTTGTTGAATAAGATCTTCTGACATAAGGCCTTCATTACGCTCTTTTTCGATCAGATCGAGAGGGATATGAGACGTCTCTTCTACCGTAAGATGAGATATCCACCAATCAGGATGTTGCTTGGCAATTTGATAGAGTTCCCACAATGAATTTTTACCGCGCGGCGTTGATATAAAGATAGCCCAGCCTTCGTTGGCAGTAAGAACAGGACGCAGAAATTGATACCCGCGCGGATCTTGTAAAGCATACTCCGAAAAGATAGCTCCTCCAAGATTTACTCCGACAAGAGCATCATAGTTATCCGAACCAACGATCTGTATGACACTGCTGTTTATGAGGGTGATCTTCATCTGCTGTTCATTAGTCTTTTGAATGAGTTCTTTTGGAATGAAATCCATAAAACGCTCACCGTCATTGGTGATTGCATCCCATATCACACGGCGACCTTGGGAGAAGGTGGGTAGAACGATGTAATACGTAGCTACTCGTTTAAGTGCAGCACGAAGTAATATGTTAAAAGAAGTAAAATCTTTACCGGCTCGACGTGGCCATATAACAAGGAGCCGTTTATATTTCTCTTGCTCGAAAGCTTTGATTAATTTGAGTTGGTATGGGCGCGGCTTAAATTTATTCAGGCTTATTTCTTTATTCATCTCAATCTTCTATAAATTGAACACTTTTAGCGTTTTTATTAACCTTCATAAAAGGAACATCTTTAATATTGCGAGGGCGCTCGGCTGAAGATATTGGTCCTGTAGCCAATTTTTCTAACCATTCAGTTGCCAATCGTTGCTTATCTGCTATCAATTTAGAATCTCCGGTGATATTTTCCATATATTGACTATTCATTTTTGTCCTTTTGATTTTATAAAATGGGCTAAAAGATCTACGCCGTATTCCAATTCTTCATTAAGATACTCGGGGGCAACTTTCTTCTCTCCTATATGAGATCGTCGATATTTCTTATAACAGAGCGTAGTGCAATATACATTATGATATGCTCGTTTACCCGTTCTCAAAAAACGCCCGAAGAAGATGCCGCAGTTATTACACATATGGTCAGTATGACGAAACTCATACGAGCATGCTTTAGAGCAAAAAATTCGCTTATAGTACGAATATTTTCTTCCGGTGAATACAACGCTACATTGGCTACAAACTTTTACTATGATCAATTCTCATCCGTATCTTGGGGAATCATATGTGCAGGCATCCCCTCCTCAGTAAAGTCGGTCATATTGATAACAATATTCGTCGGCTTCTCTTCTTGTTTGGCCTTAAGTTGTTCCATCAGAGCAAGATAGCTTTGGACAGACGGATCATATTGGCCCGCCCATTTCATAAGTGACTCAACGCCTTGGCGAGAAGCACCGGCATTGAATCGTTTTGCGCCCATATATTCTACTGCATGTTCGTATGCCTTTTGGATAACCGGGTATTTATTGCACCAGTACTGAAAGACGGAACGTGAAACATTACATTCAGGAGCAAATCCTGCAACGGTATAAATGTTCGGCTTACGAACGTAATCATGTAAAGCCTGTGCAATTTCCTGCTGCTTAGCCGGCGGCATCTCTTTTATCTCAAAGCTCGTCCAATGCACCTCTACAGGTTGTGTCCTAATTTTTTTCTCTCTTTTTCTTTTCACAGGATTAATATTTTCCATTAAAACTCCTTTAAAAATTTACAATAGTGTATCTTCGAAGGGGGAAATCGGGGGTTCATGGGGCGAAGGACGTAAAAATGAGTCATAAATGTAATAATATAATCTGCGCCACGGACAAATCTTGGCTAACTTGAATTCAGTACGCGGTAATCCGCTATATAATTTAATGGCATTAATAACGGCAATCTCCGAATCATCGTTATATAGAATTTTATTTGCTACATCACATACATATTTAATGCAATTATCTAAATCGGGCCGCCCTCTATGAAGTTTTCCTGTCATACTTCTTCCCTTTTTAGGGGGTTCAAAATAGAATACGATAGTAAGTTCTAGGGGTCCTTCCAAAAAGGGGCGATCATTATGTTGATGGGCGAGCCAAATTGCGGCGTTGGATTTTTCTCTTTTTTGAGAATCGTATACTTGGGTTCCCGAATGACGTGGCCGTGCAAGAGCAACCGGCTTTCCCGGGATATTGTATATGAATACTTCTTTTTTAAGTTCCATACCTGTCTCCGTATTTAAATCTTATCACTGAAGAAGCTAACAAAATAAGAAAGAACCTGCTATTATTTGTTGGACTCTTATACCGACTTGTTGCTCCTTGATTGGTATAAATGCTTTAACTTCGGCTCGATTTCGGTCGGGCCGTAATATTTGACAGCATACCGTCATAAAGTTATACTTATACTATGAAGAAAAAAAAGTTGACCATATATATTTCGGATGAGACAGATCGCCTTATGAATGAGACGATTCATGCAATTTATAGTCGAACCCGAAAGAAGGTAACTAAATCCGGTCTTATAGAGAAATTGATAGATCGTTTCAATGAATTAGAGGGAGAGGACTTTGTATAACAATTTACTGTTGAGTGAGCAACTCATTTCATTCAACAAAACGGAGAGGGTATCTAATGGTTAAAAGCGTTGTCTCACCAAAGGATCCCGCTCCTCTTAAAAAATGGAAATGTTCTCGCTGCAAGAATATGTTCGAAAGAGCATATACATACGGTCCGAAGCCAAGCTTGTGTACTACATGTAAGAGTTCAATAAAAGAACATAATGTTCCTGTGGCTAAAGTAGATCATACTGAGGAAGTTATAGGGCTACTTAAGAATGCCCTTTTTAATTCTAAAATGGTCAGCGAAGAAATATACGAAGCGCAGAACACCATAAAGTTTCTGATATTTATTCTTTGGTTAATGCAAATACTTCACTTGTCGATTTTTCTTTATTCACTTCGGTCTTAAGTTGCCGCCTCGTCCGTGTGTCGAAGATGTGTTATGTTGTATTCGGGGCGGCGCACCAAAATTAGACGGAGCTTTATGAATCGTTTTCAGTTTAATATGTTTGCTGTAGTGATTTGCGCTTTTCATCTATTTGTTTTTGTTTTGATAAGCAAATTTTTAGGGACATTATAATAAGCCCGCTCTTCGCAAATTTTCTTGCCCAACTTCCCATTTTCTCTTTTCGTCTTCAGGATCTTGCTTTTGTAGTAGCGATAAACGTTCTTCGTTTTGTTTGCAAACTCGCTTTGTTTCTTCAAGCATAAAATAATGACGTACTCGTTGAGCGGCTTGATCGGACCTCTTTAAGGTATTATTGTATCCTTTCAAGTAACCGTTAACATCATCTTTGTAGA